TCGCATCTGCCCTTTAGTAATTGCCGTTACTATTGGGCCTTTTTTATTTGGTCTATATAGATACCGCCGTATAATAGCGCCACCCCTAACAGTCCTTGCAAAAACGCTTCATATAGCGTTATATTGTCAAGTTCTAAACTTCCCGGCGTACCTATCAGCAACAAGCCGCCTATGATTTTAAAAGCCGTTGTCATAATTCCCCCGTGATCGTCAGTATGCTGCTGGCGATTTTTTTTATATCATTTTTTAGTCTTGCGTTTTCTTCCGCCAATTCTTCACATTCTCTTTTTAACGCCCGGTAATTAACCGCATTTATTTCGGTTTCTAATCCAGCTATATTTTGAATTTCTTTGACTGAAAATAAAACGCCCGGTAATTTAGTTAGCTGGTGAATTGTACCAGCATTACGCAAGTTGTATACCGATGTTTTAGAAATACCTAGAACTTCGGCCGTTTCATCTACGGTATACGTTAGTTTCATAATCCGCTTCCTTTCATTAACTCAGATAGTCCGCATTGAAAGTAATGCGCCACTTTTACCAAATTGGAAATACTTGGCGATTGTTCGCCGCTTTTCCAACGGGAAATAACACTTTCAGAAATTCCCGTTTCTTTGGATAGCTTATAGGCGGTTACGCCTTTGTTATCCATTAATTGGAAAATGTTTTTTGTTACTGTTTTAATCATTTACACCACCTTTTCTAAATGTTATACTTGCGTTATAGCAAGTAATAATATCTCACTACCACACTTGCTATAACGCGATTGTTTATAAGATTGCTTGCGTTTCCGCAACTACCTTATGCCTTTATTATACGTGCGTTAACGCAAGTAGTCCAATAAACATTTCGTAAATTTTATAAATACTCATTTATAATTTGCGGAGGTTAAACATGTTTTACCAAAGATTTTGCGATGCTATGCGGAAAACCGGCGTTTCCATGTATCAAGTTTCAAAAGAAACTGGCATTGCTCAAAGTACTATTTCACGTTGGAAAACTCAAAACTCTACACCTAGTTTAAAAACAGTTAAGATTTTGGCGGACTATTTCAACGTGCCAACCTCTTATTTTACGGAGGGCGTAGAGGGAACGCCTAAAATCAAAAAGCAAGATAATTGTATTGATTTAAAGAAAATTACAGATAGCGCTTTAGTATGCTATTATGGCGATCGTGAATTGACGGAAAAACAGAAACAGAAATCACAAAAAGTATTAAAAGCAGTATTAGACGATTAATATATTCAAGGGGAATTGTTAGCATGTTAAATATGGTTTTAGACTTAATTAATTCGTGCGGCTCAAATGAACCGCGCACCATTGCAAGTAGATTGAACATTAAAGTATTTTATAAACGTATGCCCGTAGGTGTTAGCGGTGTACTGATTAAACCGGAGATTAAAAAGGCTATTATTATAAATAGCCGGTTAAGTAGGCGGCAGCAGCGCATAGCACTTGCGCATCAATTAGGGCATGTATTACTACACATGGAATACGATTTATACGGGGTATTAGATGATGCTACCCGTGATAAAATTGAAATAGATGCGGATACTTTCGCGCATTTATTGTTAAATAAAGGGGTTTACCATGAGTAAAAAAGATGCAATCAACGTGGCGTTTTATCAAAGTATTCTATATCTTATTATCGGTATGATATTAGGTTTCATAGATTGGAAAGAACATAGATATATTTTGATGTTTATAGTTATCGCCCTAACTATCGGCGCACAATTTATAGCAAGTTATTCATTAAAGGAATTAGACGATGCAATGCAATATAACCATAAGAAAAAAGGATAAAGGGTATCAATGCATCGTATCGTACAAAGACGGAAACCGCTGGCGCCAGAAATCTAAACAGGGTTTTGAAACTCAAAAGGCGGCTAAAATTCATGCGCAAACGATCATTGATAAACTAAAAAAGGCTATCACCATTTCAGATGATAGCCTTAGAAATATAACTCTTATTGAATTTTTTGAAATTTATATTAGAGAAAATAAGCCGCGTACGTTCAATACGTTACGGACTTATACACATACATTTGATTTATTTAAACTTATACATAACGAAAAAATAACGAATATTACGCCGTATCACGTCAAACGCATATTGAATGATGTATCACATTCAACGGCAACAAAAAACCTTGCATTGGGCCTAATTCAACGTTTATTTAGCTATGCCGTATTGCCATATAAGATACTTACCATTAATGAATTAAAAGTAATACCGCGATACGTAGACAATAAACCGCCTAAAATTAAGGTATTAACAGATGAAGAAATAGAAATGCTTCTTAACGGTGTAAAGCCTATTAACTATTTCTATTATGTATTATTCTGTATCGGTGTATATACTGGCATGAGATATGGCGAAATAACAGGCCTTACATGGGATAATATAGATTTAGATAATAACACTATTAATATAGTGCAGCAATTCGCCGCCATTGGATACAATAAATATGCTTTAAAAGGGTTGAAATCTAAGAACAGTTACCGCATGTTACCTATACCGCCAGTATTAAAAAGCATATTACTGGAATACAAAGAAACATGTACAACGGAACGCCTATTTAATACCCGCATCAGTTCCAGCGGAGTTGCTACGGAAATAATGAAACGGTTCTTGCCAGGTAATTCTATTCATGATCTACGCCATACTTACGCTACTAAATTATTATCAAACGGCGTAGACATAAAAACCGTATCGGCTTTACTTGGTGATAGCCTACAAACATTATTAAAAACATACGTTCATTATTCCGATGATATGCGAAACAAGGCATCTGATAAAGTTGCCGCTATTTTTGGATAAGAATTTTTGACGTTTTTATGACGTTTAACAATAAGAACGCTTATTTTATAGGCTTTTACGCATTATATTATATATCAATTAATTATAGCGTATTTAATAATTTTTATCCATAATATCGCATATCGTAGTTTTTAACCGATTGGCCACAACGTAAATTTTAAAATGATATCCACAAAATTATATAGTTTTACACGAAATTTTTGCCGTATTTTTGACGTCAAATAAAAAAGAGGGGTACCACTTATGGTACCCCTTTCTTATTAATCTAATTCAACAAGGCGTTTTAATTCGCCGTTTACGAACCACATTTCACAACGTACATTATTATGGTCTGTGAGTGTTGCGGTATATAAACCGTCTTTCTTTGGTTCTACTTCTTCTGCGAACATATGAGTTTTGCCGTCAAATGTAAATGTTTTCATCTTTTTATACCTCTTTGATTAAACACAATATACCGTAAACCGTACGGCGCGGAGATAATCGGATCACCTACCATTTCGCAAATGTGTATAAAGCGCTGGCCCCTTTGAAATGCTTCCCGTCAAAATGCGCTAGGCCTTGAAAGTCGCCAGCTTGATAACCTACCGTTTCATATACCTTGCCTGTTTCCAGTACTGTAACGCCGCCCATTATGCGATGCGTTTTATTAAGATTAATCTTATATACATCAATCTTTTGTTCATCGGTATTTTCAACTACGGCCGTTCTATCGCTTTTTTCTATAGCTTCCTTTGGAATATTCGGAGGTTTATCTTGAATAGCGTTTTTAGTAATTACTGCCGCATCATGTAGTGTTGGCGATTTTGTATAATACGTCGCTACCGGTTCAGTACTTTCCTTATAGGAAACAACTTGCTCCGCTGCCTTTGGCGTGATTTTCAATGTATCCGCCAGTTTCTGCGGGTTCCTTACTATTGCTTGATTTAAGATAACAGGCTCTTGCAATTTCTTTGTATAAGCTATTTTGTAACAAAATAAACCAACTACCACCACCAGCAGCATAAGTGATGCTACGGTGATAATCGGCGCATATCGCCTTAATAATTGAATGATAGTATCCATAATTACCCCCTATTTAATAGGCCAGTTTAGAACTAGATCCGCATCAAACTCTTTACCTTCGATATTTTCGGTAAAGGTGTATTGCCATAAATTGGCCCCTTCATAGTCGCATTGGCTATTAAGTTGTGCGCACCAGATAGCGCAACCACCTAATTGACTAACTTCTAAAATATTTGTTAGCCAGTCATAACTGGCGTATAAGCCAGTATTTACACACCCAGCTTGCCATAGCTTATTAATAAACACGCTACAAATATTTGTTAATTGTTGGCCCGTCGGCATACCACGTTCCACCTTGTAATCGTCCGCATCTTCCATGTCAAACCATACGCCCATAGGCAACTTATCCACAGTTAAGCCGGCATCGTTCAATGTATTTAGTACAAATTCGGCTTCATCGGCTGCATGTTCTTCGTTCATAGCGTAGGAATAATGGTATACGCCAATAGCTAAACCGGCGTTAATTGCGCCGTTTACGTTATTATAGAATTCACTATCTAAATTACCGCGGCCATAACCGATGCGAATGATTGCGAAATCAAACCCATTAGCCTTAACCGCGCCCCAATCAACTACACCGTTATTTTCGCTTACGTCAATACCTCGCATGGTACCCCCTATAATTTAACTTTATTTTCAATTTTTGTTCTAACTAAATCTAAGAATTTACCTAGCATGGCGTTTCCGCCGTCGCGTAGGTTTTCCATAATAGATAGGAATTCACAGGAACCCAAATATAACCAAACAAGCGATACAGCGAACTGCTTTTGACCGCTCATTTCATCAAATAAAAACGCGGCAAGTGTAGCGGCGACGTATGTCAACACCTTAAACACAAACCCTTTACGCATAAATCGGCTAGAAATTAGGCCCTTATCAAACGCCAACGGTATTGCACGGTACTTTTCCCATACGGCAATATCTTCGACGTTATAGCCGTATTCATCAATTAGCATCTTATAAGCGATTGCCGCCCATTTAGTGAATAAATCAACGAATACCAATAAAATAAACACGCCCAATATTTGAACGTGTTTTATACCTATTAGCCACATGCCCAGCGCACCGGCGCCACTTAATAGAGTTTTTAAAATAAAACCTTCCGTTAAAGAGTTCCAACACTCAATAAAAAACCTAGTGAAATGATCCATTACTTACTCCTCATTTGACCTTACCTAACCCATATACGCTACGCGCTATATTGGCTTTTCTCATATTAATTTTATCTAGTTGTTCCCTCTTTTGTTCACCGCTCATGCGTTCATTATTAATAATAGCCTTAGATGCTTTGTTCAAGTTCTTTAGGCTATCACTTGCATTTTTAAGCCTTGCAAATTCTTTGGCATCGTACCCTTCTGGCCGTTGCCCTGTTAGCTTGAACGCATTATGCAGTTTTTCTTGCTCTTTATAATCATCATATACACGTTGAACGCTATTTGACGATTGATAAGGTGCCGCGGTAAACCCTCTTAACCCCGGCGCTTCGTACCACTTTTTAGCGGTGTTATTTTCTTTTGCACCAGATGCCGCATCAATAGCACTTAACCCCAACCCAGCAAGTCCGCCGCCGTACCCTATTATTGTGTTATCCACAATATACGGTGAAACGTTGATTTTATCGCCTACGAATTTTGCGACTTCGCTAGAATTAGCGCCGTACTGTAGGCGTGCCGGTAAATTCTCTTGAGATTGCGGAATAATATTCCGTTGTCTAAATAGTGAATAATTGGTTGTCGCTTCCACTATAGGTATCATGGCAGTAGGCATAAAGCTAGGTGCGAAACTTTCAAATACACGCTCCCCGAAACCTTTAAACCCTACACCCTTACGGCCGTTTTTCTCATCGTCCATGTACTGCAACATACGTTCAAACGCCGTACCGAATAGTACACCAGCTTCAAATGGCTTAGGAATTCTATACATATTTTCTTTACCCGGAATTATCCAGAATGTATCTTTTTCCCATTGCGGCAATTCTTGATATCGCTCATCATCTTTATTCATGTACCACAACAACACACTTGGAAGAGTAATATAAAGCATCGTTTTAACCGTCATACCGCGCGGATCTTCTTTAAACGCACGCGCCATTTTGTCGGCGCCTTGAATTGTAGCATTAAAGAAAGCTATAACTTGGTTAGCTTTCTTTGTGTTTGTACCTCTACGGCTAAAATCTAACGTAATATCACGGCTTTCTAGTGCTGCTTCACGTGCTGATAACGGCTTTCTTTCTTTACCAAATAGGCGATTACTTACCCCGGTATAACCCTTTCTTGCGTTGTCATATTCCGCCAATCGTGTTGCCATTTCCGTCGCCTCACTCATAGCGCGCAATGCTTCAATAGGGTTTTTAATTAACTTAGTAGCCTTACTTTCACGGCTCATAATATCGCGTAATTTTCCGCCTAAATAGTCGCGGTCTAATGATACCATTGCCGCATGTGCTGCGCCAGAATTTTGATATTCCCAGAATAAATCGCCTTTTTTAAGATATAGCGCTAACCCTTTAAAGGTATCAATAATAGGAATGAAACCATGTTTAGAGTAAATCGCCGCGCCTATCATATCGCGTACAGGGTTCCGCAATATAAATTCTGGTGATAATGTAGCGCCAGCGCGCAACCAATTTGCCGGATATGACAAGATTTTTACAAGCATATTTGATTGTTCTTTATCTAACATGCGCATAGTTTGTACTAATTCCGGCGTTGTTTCGTACGTTGCTTTCTTACCATTTTCCCAAACATTAAATGTATTATCTGTTTTTGCTTTATCGCCAACTACACGTTCTACAATTCGCCCCATGCCTTTTTTATCGGCTAATTTTGCAAATGTACGCCCAACATGATTTCGTTCTATTGCATTAACAAATTGGAATGTGTTTTTAATAATACTTTCCAAAGGATCTATAATATCGCGCGTACTACCTTTTAACCGTTTTACCGGACTAGATACATCAATAAAACCCTTGCCGCCAGATAAGAACGATTGCATGCCTACGTCTGACATATCACGGAAGAATGGAATATAATGCGGGTACATTTTGCGCATTGTATGATATGCCTTAGCCGTCAACATACCTTCTTTAACTAGCATTGCCAATAGATAGTCTTGATATTTATAGATTTCTTTGGCCGCTTTTTGAAAGCGTTCATTTCCGGCGTGTTTACCCAATACGGCAGCATCTTCGGTATATTCAAATGTTGCTTTTTGTTTGTTCTTGTGTAGGTCTAAATCATGCAATGCTACTAGATAAGTTGAAAAATCTTTTTGTTCATTTTTATTTATATTTTTCACAATATCTTCAAACGCTTTAATCCCGTGTTCTGGCGCACCATGTTCAAGAAGTGCCTCCGCCTTACCGGCCCAGCCACGCGCAAGCCACGCTTGAAAAAACACATTATCTTCAAACGCTATTTTTTCGCCGGTTTCGCGCTCAATCTGATCCATTAATTCTTTTAACGGATGCAACTCATCAACAAACATTGTGTATGCTTCGCTTTTAGCTTTGTTGATTATGTCGCGTATTTCTCCATTTTTTGCCGCATCAACTGCTTGGCTTACTTTACCTTTACTTTCAAATGAAATACTACCCTTTACACGTTCCGCCCCGCCTTGACGGTGCCATTCGTGAACCAGTTGAGATAATTTATTTGTGATGCCGTTTAATTCCGGTTCTTTTGCAATCGCTTCCGTAAAGTGTTTGTAAAATTCCGGAAATTCGCGTTTCGCTTTGGTGCGATCGCTTACGTAATCATGAAAGAATTCCGCATAGCCTTCACCGCGTACGCCTTCCATGCCTAACTTATCATAGGCTTTTCCGAAACGGTCTTGAATAACCCTATTGAATTCGTTATTAAAGCGTGGTTCATTACTGAATTTAAAATAGTTATCCACGTAATGCCCTAATTCGTGCATGATTACGCGTAAATCGCCATAATTACCGCTACGAATTACATCGGTTTTTGTATTGTACCAACCGCCAACGCCTTCTTTACCCAATCGGCCACTTTTAACACGTTGATTAAATAAGTGATTAACTGCATCTAATATTTCTTTACGTGTTACGCTTCGCCCTAATCGCTCTACCTCATCAACGCCAGTATGCGGTGTATCTTTACCCCTTACGCTATATTGTAGCGGTTCCGTAGGTCTAACGCCTTTACTTTCCAAATAACGATTTGCCATTGCTTCGTTGCCGTCAAAGGCTTTCACAAAGGCATCGTGTACTTGTTCATGTGTTGCGTGTTCAAGTAACTGGCTAGGTTGCTGCGCGTATTTGCTCACACCACCTTCTGCCGGTTCCGCTTGTAACGTTTTAAGTTCTTGCGTATCTGCAATTAATTCGGCAGCACGTTCCGTACGAATACGTTCCATGTGTTCGTGGCTCAATGTTTCAACTGGTACATCAAGTTTTTCTGACAATTTGACTTTTACCGCATCAAGTTCGGCTTTCGGAATATCCGGCTTTGTTGCGCGGTTCAAGTCTTGCAAAATTTCTGTATTAGAATGTACTTTATTTTCTAATTCAGTAAATCGTGTTTCAGATGCATCATGTTTCACAACATCTTTTAATTCATTAACGATCGTTTCACGTGCTTTTTGTGGTAATTCATCAATCGCATTTCGTAAACTTACGTTAGGCGCATCTTCTTCATATCGAAATTGACTATTTACATCGTTTTCAACCGCTTTTTCTTGAATTCTAGGTTTTTCACCCTCTACAAACTCAGTATTCATGCGGTCTTTCGGCTGAAATTCGTTTATTTCGCCTGTACGGGCCGTTTCGCCTTCGCCTTGATAGTTTGTACCTAATTCTTCGTTTTTAACTGATTTTTTATCGGTATTTTCAATCAAACTATTTAAATCGGCATGCGGTTCTTCGGTTTTTGACATTTCCCGTTCTATGAATTCATCTTTAAACGGTGCTTCGTAACTTCTATAGTTAGGGTTTAACGTTTCATCTTTGAACGATACATCACGCGGCCCATTTTCATATTTGCCGTAATTGCCTTTAAATGTATTTTCTGCAATTTCTGCACGCACTTCATCATGTGCTACGGCTGGGTCTGGTCTTTCGTATTTCTCACGAATGATACGAGCCATTTCCGCCGGTGTTGCATCCGGGCGTGCGCGCATCGCTTCAAGTGCAGCGCTTTCGGTATTGTGTAATTCCCATACGCTGAAATCAACTTGCGTACGCCAATCCCATGGATCTAACCCCTTACGCTCCGCAAATTTTAACAAGCCGTTTTCGCCGTTCAATCTATCGCCAGTAAATTGAACTAAACCACGGGAGCCGTAGCCGTCGCCACTTGTAACGGTTGTACTAAAACTACTTTCGGCGCCAATATTACCAGTCATGCCAGCCGCTTCAACGTCGCTCAAACCGTTCTGGCGGTATCGGTTATATATATCCGCTTGGATATTCCCCGTTTCACCTTCAAAGGCTTGACCGTTCAAACCGCCTTCGGAGTATTCGCGCGGTTCTACTGCGTTAATCGGTTCTTCTGGTACTGGTACATCTTCAAACGCATTATACAATACTCCTTCTTGCATACCGGGTTCTTCCCGTTTAAAGCGTTCCCCGATATCCTCAAATGCATTAGATGCTTTTTCTTTGATATGTTCACTAACACGCCCTACACGTTCACCGATTGCGCCAGATACCTTTTTAGGTGTTACCCCATGTATCATGCCAACCGGTAAAAACACATCATCCCATAAGTTAGTAGGGTTCATGGCTATATTTTTGGCAAATTCCCCGGGATTGTCAATTAAACGTTCTACTGGGTTGGCAATAGGATCTACAATTACATTTTTCGCCGTAGCCACATATTTATTCCCTAAAATTCCGTCTGGTGCCGTTCCTTCGTTTTCTGCAGCTTCATTGGCGTTATACATTTCCGCAGTATCACTTGCAATCGTAGGCGCAGCAAGTACGCCCGCAGCTATTCGCACTTGTGGCGGAACATACGGAGTAATTGCTAGGTATCCGGCCGGTTTACCAACGGCGGCATTATAGGTTTCTACGTGCGCTTTACCTAACCCCGGCGTAGCATATTCGTCGATAAACTCCCCATTATCATCAAATTTAGAAAAGTTATCGCCATTAGCATCAATCGCATTGGCAGCACTTTTAGAATACTCATTACCTAGATTATTGGATTTATTTACAACATCATCTTTCCACGCCGTTAAGGTATTGCCTACATTGTCGTTAATTTCTTTGCCGGTTTTATCAATCCATTCAATATTGTTTTTAACACCATTAGCAACATATTCGGCATTATTTTTAACGCTATCCCAAAACGTAGGCTTGGGCGCGTTGCCTACGTCATAACCGTATTCGGTTGTAATATCTTCAAAGGCGTTGTTATTATTTCCAACTGCCTTGCCGTATTGGCCTGTAATATCATCAAACGCACCCATTTCCTACCCCTTTGTATTTAATAAGACTTTAACCACGATTTATACTGCCCATATCCGGCCGCATCAAGTTCCGCGGCGATTTGTTCATCGCTCCAGCCTTGCGCTGAAAGTTCATTCATTCGCTTAGAAACTGCTGCTTGTTCTTCGCTTGAATACGTAGGTTGCCGTTTAACTGTTGGCGCTCCACCACCACCGCCAGCAGCAGGCGCACCACTTAATGCACTTTGTAATTGCCCGTAATAAGGACTTTCTGTTTCTGCTTTATCTGGGTTAGATTTAACCCATGCAGTATGCTGCGCGGATAACGTACGTAATACTTGTGCATTATATCCGCTAGTGCCAGATTGTGCCGGTGTTGCCGGTTTAACATGCGTACCTACATATTTCATGCTGCCGTCTGTGCCAACAATATACGTTTTGCCGTCCGGCATAACTTTAATATTTTTCGCACCGAAATTACCGATGTTTTTCATTTGACCGTCCGGAGTCATCACGATAACTTGGCCGTTCGCAAATTGTTTTGTTTCAACCTTGCCATAACCGCCCATATCTTGAATAGTACCGTCGCCCATGTTGTAGCGTACAATGTGGCCGTTTTGTGCGGAACTAAATTTATAATCTGGTTTATCAAGTGCCGCAATAGAATTCAAGTTATTCATATCAATAGTGCCAGCGCCTACTTTACCCGCTAGATAATTGTATCTTGCAACGGCTGGCGCCAAACCTTTTACCCGTTTTGTGTTGTAGGTATCTACAACCGGGTTGCCGTCTTTATCTTGCGTAAATACAAGATTATTCATGATTTGTTGGCGCATAGGTTCAAGCACTTTTTCTTGATATTCGTTGACTTGTTGCGCATACATAGTGCTAACGTCGTTCTGGTATTGATCGCTTGCAAGGCTTTGTGCCGTTTTAAAATCAAAACCAGCTTTAACTAGGGCCAATGTATTGGCCCCTAGTCTTTTACGTGCTTCACTTGTTACGGTTGCTTTATCTGGTATAGAGTATTGGCCCGGCGCTTTATCCGCATCAGTATTACCATTTTCTACCGATTTGGGCGCCCCATGAAAAGGTACGTTCGCCCGTTGTTGCATCATTTCTTGATATGATTGCGGTACCCCTGTATTAATACCAGTATTGTTTAGATTTTGGAAGTTCCATAACCCCGTATTTTGTTGTGGTTGTGGTGCTTGTTGTGGTTGTGCCTGTAATTGTTGTTGTAGCGTAGGACTTGGCGCATTAGCATAACCAGTAAAGCGCGCATCATTAATCGGCGTTGGTGCCGGTGTATCCGTGTTTGCTTGCATCGGTTGTGCTGGTGCTGCCGGATTTTGGCCGCCCCATAAGCCAACGTTATTTTTTTGCATTAAATTATTGGCAATAGGGTTATTAGAGTTAGCTAGTAACTGATTGATTTGCCCCGCGCTATTAGGTTGTGGCACCATTCCGGCCGTGCGGTTGTTGTTTTCCATGATTTGCAGTGCGTTAGGATCTTGCTCCCCGCCACCACCGCCACCGCCTAGCATAGACTGGTAACCTTTAGCCATTTTGTTGTTTTGCAAGGCGCCTAAGCGATGCGAAAAGTATTGCCCCGCCAATTCGCCTAACGCCGCCCACGGTTCAAAGTCTTTAACATAGATTACGCCCATAGCGTTATTCCTCTACTTTCTCAACTTCTTCGGTTGTTTCTTCTGCTACTTTATCCGCTTTCTTAGATTTTTTTGTTGCTTTCTTTTCCGGCTTTTCTTCCGGTGTTTCTTCTGGTGCTTCGGCAATAGCTTTCAATTCTTCTTCGCTGATACCTTCCGCCATAATACCGTTAGCATAGAATAAATTATCGCCAGTACATTGCAATTCGTATACTTGCTCAGTATTGCCAGTTGCTTCGCTGAATGTAACAGGCTCATAAGCATTAACCGTCATAATAACATCGCCAACTACCAATTCACTAACTAATTTCAAGCCTTCCGGAGTTAATACCTTTTCCGTGCCTGTGGTTGTTACGCCGAAAGATACAGTTTCAAGGCGATGTGTTTCTTTTTCGCCCATATCATGCAATGCAATTACATCATTAACCGCACCTAACGTGATAACTGTATCACCATTTACAAACGTTTCAATAACCTTGCCACCTTCTGGTGTTGCAATTTCAGTACCCGCTACAAAACAAAAACCTTTCATAAGTCCTCCAAAGAAACCGCCCGAACCTTGTTTAACCATTGTTTGAGTTGGTGCTGCAAGTCCATAGCGTAATGACATAAATCTGTTAAGTAAATCTTCTTGATCCGCGTTATTCAACTGGCTCATAGAGTAGTAATCCTTAGCCGGTTGAATAGCTGCGCTTTGTGTTGTTGCACCTGTATTAATAGGGTTTTGCGCTAACCCTTCGCGTTGACCTACTAAACCCGCTGCGGTGCCGGCGTTGTTCATCTGATTTGCGTATCCTTGATTTAACAAGTTAGCTTGATTAATGATGCCGTTTTGTTGATTGTTGTAGGTATTGCCCCATAACCCCATTTTTGCACCGATGCCACTTAAATTATTATTAAGTGCTTGGGTATTAAGTGCCGCCGCTTGGCCTAAATCATTTGAATATTGTGCCGCAAGTGTATTCGATGCGTTCTTGCTAATATCATTCAATGTACTATCTGTGATAGATGAATTCACAATACCGCGACTTGCTAGGCCAGAAACTACATTGCCTACAGTTGCCTGTAAATCATTGTTGAGTGCTTGACGTCTAGCATCTGCATAGCCTGTCGGAAGTTGGCCGTTCGTGATGCTATCCATTGCACTTTGATTTTTAAGCAATGCGCCGTTATATTCGTTAGCCAGTTGGCTTGCGCCGTTGTTCATAGTATCAACGCTTGCCGCTAATTGATTTGCGTATCTGGTGTTATCAGTTAAATTCTTGGCGCCGGCAGTTGTTACCATATTCTGTAATGCACCGATTGCATTTTGATTACCACGGTTAGCGCCCAAATACGAATTATACATATTACCGTATTCTGGCGTTATCACGTTGTTCAAGGCTCTATCGCCCATACCTTGCAAGGTGTTGGCGCTTTGATTGGTTTTGTTAATCCAACCCATTTGCCCTTGTAACAGTTGCTTTTCGCCGGCCGTTGCATCTGGTAGTTTAGCATCAATACTTTGTACCTTTGATTTCTTGCCACCGCCGCCAAATAATTGCAAGTTAAAAGTGAACATGCTTTTCCTTTCTACAAAGTCGCTTCAAGGTGTTTTCGCACCGTTTTCAGTACTTTGTAATCAAAACCATTATAGGAATAGTCCATAGTTGGAACACGTTCCATGTTCCACTTTTTAATGAACCCGCGCACGCTGCGATGTGTTGCCGTTACAATTACATCAAGATCATTCATCTTCATTACTTCAACAATGTATTTACCTATTACTTTCATATCGCCGTATGTTTGCCAAATGGTAAAGTACCGTTCGCCCTCATGTTCATTGATACTCCAGAATAAGAACCCCGCATTAGGAAACCATTTAAAGTAATAGTTATATTTATCTTTGTAATTGTTGTTTTCATCGAAATAAAAACCTTCAAGGCTGATACGTTCGCCCGTGCGCCGTTCATAGTCTTTTATCATATGTTCTAAGCTATCAAGCTGCATTGTTATTCCCCTATTCGTTCAATTTTGAATTTAATATCACCATACAAGCCGTTTTTATATCCGTTGTATACACTGGGAATTGTTACCCACATTCTATGAATATTAACCTCTTGATTGTACCCTACAGTAATAGGTGTTTCTTGGCTTGTATTCATAATAAATTCTTCTTCGTCATGCCCATATATTGGTGTATCTGCATCGCGATAACCTTTTATATAGTCATATGTAACTTTGTATTTGCCATTTGGCAAAAATATATTTTCCGTATACTCGCCGTTACGTCTACCATTTTTCTCCCATAAATACGTTGTGAATTCAACCGGTTCATATTGAATAGAATACGTTCGCCCGTCTTTCTCAACCTTTAGCGGTGTTGGTGTATCGCCATATCGTGCGTAGTAGTCTTTACCGTTAAAAGGTACAGTAATAAACTTACCACGTGTTACGCCTTTATTTTCGTGCAGTCCGAACCTAAACGTTTGGCCGCCTTTTTCAAGTACTAGATTAGGCATATTATTCCACCTTCAACTTGGCGCCATTTGGGAATGTTAGCGTATTATTATTTTCAAACGTTGCTATACGTTGCCATTCTGTAGCCACATTTGAATTGTTATCAAACCGAATATACGCCGCATTACTATTAGCGAAATATAATTGAGCGCCTAATACGCGGGTATCTCCTGTATTCCACGGAAACATAACACCAATTCCCCAACGTGCGGAACCCCATATGCGGTAGTTATTACATTCACCAAATGTAAAACCGCTATACCCGATTTTATTCGATGCGTAATGGTCTAAATCAATCGCATTGCTAGTAATGCCCGGAACCTTTAACGTACCCGTCATGGTATCGCCGGACTTTTTAACGTTTTGCGTTGCTACGTCAGCCGTTCCCGCACTTGTTGCCGTATCTGCACGAACCGCATGCGTTGCATTTGCAACGGTATCGGTTTTTCTGTAGTAAACACTACTTAAACCATTTACCGTATCAGATAGCGCTTTTAATGTACGGCTCGGGTTGTTGGTAAAACTAGCATCACCAGCAATCTTTTTAATAGCTTCCGCCATTTTATTTAGAATGTCAGTAATCATATAGTCTTTACCGTCTACCGTGCGCGTACCTATTACGGCATCGGTTGCCGTGTTTAAGTACGGATCATAATATTTAATCGACTTAACCCGCGTTGCATCTGTTACTACAATAGCCACCACTACGCGCAAAATGCTTTTCCAGTATGTGCCTGTGTACACATTCATTTTTTCATTTGTAGTGTTGTAATACATTTTATCCGTTGCCGCTGCTGGTGCATTAGGCTGGCGCAACGGTTCAAGTGTTGTACTGCCATAGGTTAAGCCACCAGATGCGGAACGTTCAATATATAGATACGATGTACTATTGGCCGGTAGGCTCCATGCGCTTTGCTTACGGTTGATTGTTTGGATATAGTCAACGGCGCCGTAATCGTTGAAACCGTCCGCGAATGATACAAGAACAGGCGTTTGACTACCGTCAATCATTACGCTTAAGTTATCACCGGTTAAGAATGAGAATTCGCCATTGCTCACCTTACCACTTAACACACGATTGCGTAGGCCGCCGCCACCACCGCCGCCAGTACCACCGCCGCCGGCTTTTAGTTCCATTTGCTGCGCAATATTTAACAGTTCATCGCGGTTTTTCTTGATACTTTCCGGAACTGTATCACCCTGTGGCGTAATATCCAAAGGGTATTTTTCTTTATATGCCATATTTAAACTTCCTCATATGTGTAATCTAACTGGCGTAATGAAATAGCGCCCTTTTGAACATTGATTTTAAATTGTACATTACGGTTAGCACCGCCACCGATTTTATAAGCCTTTGTGTATTCGTTGACATTCATCAACGCTTTATAATCGTAGGTCTTAAAGTTCGCATAGTAGGTTTTGATTGACTTACTAGCGAATTCAATCGGTTTAGGTTTCTTGTTTGAAATGCCAATAGTACCATAGCCGGAAATAAGGTTATGCGTTACAAAGTTGTAGTTCATAATTAATATGAATTGTCTTGTTGCCAACCTATTGCCGCTTACTATTGACGTCTGAATTTGTACATTATCATCGGTATCTATGGTTTCGTCAAGAATACCAATCTTATTGCCGTATGCTACGTATACTTCTTTATCTACATTCACCGCATCATTGATGTTGTGCGTGAATTTTCTTGATGTGAAAACTCCCCGCCCGTCCTCATAGCGTGGCAAGTAGTGATATATAAAGACTGTATCGCCGTTATATGGTTTTATCCAGATTTGTTTTCTACTGGATATGTGCCATACTTCGCAATCTTTTGTAATGTACTTTAATAGATATGAGTTAATGTTTAAGCCAGTTTCAAACGGTTGTATTTCTGCATAGGTATTAGTAGGCATAAAAGACATGAAACCTTGATTGCCTAAATAATAGCTGCGATCATCAATGCTTATCGTTGCACCGCTACAGTAACCAGTAGAAGAAAGCGGGTATACAGTTAAATCCTTTGCATCTGGTGTACCAACTATTTGATACACGCGCCCGTATTCCTTATATACAATGATTGCACGTGATAAGAAATCAACGGCAATAATGCTGCCTTGGTCTTTATAGCCAACGTCTACATATTGCGCACTTGATGCATCATTGTTGTTATGGTTCCATGCGTTGTAGTCGCCCACTGCACTCCAGTTCAAACGGTGCGATTTAGTAGAGGTAATCAGTACACGCCCGGAATGACTTGAAACAATATCACATACCGGACTTTCTAGCGTTGCCAACTTGCCGGAACCCGAAATAACTTGCAACTTATCACCGCTTGCTATTAAGATATCTCCGCCAAACGCATGATACTTAGGCTTGTTTGTACCGTTCAATGCGCCTAGTAATTTATTAGTACTGAAATCAGTTTCATATAAATTTCTGCCACTAGAAAAGTACCATTTATGACGGTACACATCATAATACAAAGTTTCGACTGGTTGCCCAAAATCATACATAATACGAACACCCGGAACAGTACGGAGTGCATTATCCGTTCTATCGAATTCGCATTGCCTAGCCTGTGTTAAGGCTTGCACGTCGATATTCTCCGGCGGGTTGCTCCAATCAAGGCCTAATCTGAAACCATTCGTCATGGCTACTTGTTTTACGCCCATTATGTTATACCCCGTGCCACCTTAATTTGTTCCGTGATGTAGTCTATGAATTGTTTATCATAGGCAGCGTAATCCGTCATGAGTGATTTCTTTTTAACCATGAAAGATACTAACTGCACTAGATACTGATGAAAGAATTCAGAAAACGGTATTGTATCGTCCATTTCGTCTACGTGGTTTTTACGCACGCTATAGAATACTTGTTTAACCGTTTGACCGTCATAGGTTTCAAATGTTCCGTTTATGATGCGGATAGGATAACCACTCTTAGGAACGAACCCCATAAAATCGGACGGAACGCCTTTTAAATTTGGTATATCCGTATTCTTAACTACTTCACGGTCTTTAATGCTAACTAGAATGGTTGTTAGCCAGTCAATAGCTGCGTTAATGTACTGGATATATTCTAACTGTTCATCTAGTATTTCGTTTGACTCTACATTAACTAGAGTAATCAGTTCTTTTACAACCATAGTTCCAATACCCTTCCGCAATTACACTTTCATTATTTCCTAAACCATTATTGATTGATTGCAACGCACTAACCATATTTCCCGTTATACCGGTAATATCCATGTTCATTACGCGATATACGATGTAATCAACTAACAATGTTTCTAGTTCCGCCGGTAGTCCGCTTTCATCATCTAGCGTTTTATAACCAGCAGTTTTTATATAATCAACGGTTATTTTTTGCTCATGATCCGCATCAAATACCACCGTTTGTAAATTCAATACATGATACCCTTGCACTTCCGCATCATCTGCTTTTACCTTTGATACGCTGATACATTGGAACGGAAGCACGATGCGCCCTGTTCCTCTATCTTCATATGTGGCAGTTGCAAGGCTAGGGCAATATTGGCTAATTAAAGCGTTCAATAGGTGATTGCCTTCGTTGTAATACTCCAATAACTGGTATGGTGTATACGTTTCTTGCGATGTATCGCCTATTTGCATGAACGCCCTATTTACTATTTGTTTTACGTTCATATTCACCCCATATAGAATAAAGGCGGGTATTACCCCGCCTATTATAATTAGCGCTCTACTGCGCCACCAGTCATAACATTAATTACGCCGTAATCTTTACCGTTGAAATTGGTTTTTTCAACCGCACCATAGAACGCAATACCATTGCCAGCAATGTTGCCGTAATCGTCTGTTTGTTCAATGTGTTTCGCCGGTCTAGATACTGCAAAACATGCTGCTTGCTTGCCCAACAACAAGTTTTGGCATACGTTAGCACTAGAAGCACCGACGTTACCAGTTTGTACGCGTTCATATTCATAAAGAATAACGCCGTCATATTCACCTAATGCACCTGTGAAGATAGGGTTTTTAGAACCGCGAATATTTGCGTTTTGTTGCGCTGCTAACCATTTTGGATCATCTTTTAAATCACGTGCCGCCCATGGGTGAACAAGCATAATATACTTATCCATGCCGTCAACCTTAATCGGTTGTACTTTTGGCGCATGCATCATCGCTTTACGTTTAGCGCGAGAAATAATAGTTGTAGTTAATTTATCATTTGCAGTAATGCTGGATTGCGTACCGGCTGCACTTGCATATAATACTTCACCGTTAGAAGGATTATAAGAAAGTCTAGAAATTAATCTATCATCTAACCAATCAGAAAGCCATTGTTTCAATGCAATTTTGATTTCTTTCAACATATCATATTGCGTTCTTTGGTCGTCCGCTTCATAGCGAGAAACCGCATTACGTACTAGTTTGGTGTTTACTGTGAAATCATAAATGTTCAAAGTATCTTCGGCGCCAGCTAATTTTTGACGGTTGCCTTCAACACCGGAACCGGTTAAATTCATCATCAAACCGAATACAACGCTATCGCCTTTTACGTTTTCTAAATCTTTGTTTTTATGTACTACATTAGAACCGTCCGTTGCGGTGAATTTATCAAAATAAGAATCTTTAACGCCTTCATGCCATACTTTTTTAGCCCATACTTTAGGTACTAAATTTGCTGGAATATTTACTTGGTTTCTTTGATCTGCCATTGTTTACCTCTTATAATTCGTCAAAATATTTGCGTACATCGTCCGGCAATGCATCAAGATTGCCCGTGCTATACGCTTTCAAAATATCTTCTTCCGTTAATTTATTAGGTGTAGGAACACCACCATTTAACGCGCCAGCTTTAGGGAGCGTCGCCGCAACTTGTAAAGGGTTGTTCGGTACTTCGGTATTTGTCGCCCGTTCATTTTGCAATTCTGTTACAAAATTTCTAATGGTTTCAAAATCGGCTTCTGTACCTTCGCCAATATCAACACGATAAAAAGCATCATTAATCGGTTGCGCATCGCGCATCGTCATTCCATTAAGCTTTTCTAATCCACGTTGATATAATTCCCCAAAGTTCGGCAATGATTTAATTTCATTTACGAAATTGAGATTTGTTTGTCTTTGTTGATGCACTGCCATTTGCTGATTTGTAATTGTGTATTCTGCATTGGCTTCAAAGCGAATGAAATCGTTGTACTTCTGTACATCTTCAAACATAAGACTTTCTAAATCTTCCGCCGTAATGTTAAAGCGTTTCAATGCTTCACGGCGTACGAAATCGCGAATATTTGATACTTCTTCATCTGGCAATGTAATTGGCCGTTGTTGTGCTTCGTATTGTCTAGCACGTTCTTCCGCCGCTTTACGTCTTGCGCGTTCCTGTGCAAGTGCCGCTTTTAAGTTGTGATCGTTCGCATGAGTTTCTTCCGTTTCTTCGTTAGTGTTCGGCGCTTCCGGTTCTACTTCCGCATCATTCGCATCACTTTCCGCAGCATCAGTTGTAGAGGGTTCATCTGTTGCAGTATCCTGTGTATCCGTTTCTTCGGTTGTATTATCCAGTTCTACGCCCGCGTTTTCCAAATCTTCCGGCGTGAAACCAGCTTCTTCGATGTTTACTAATTCGTCTTTCATATCAAATACCCCTTATGCCTTTTAACGTCATTGCCGGACGAATATAAGAATATGGCAGTTTAACGCCGTTGCCGGGCGATAATGTATAAGCAAGCCTTTTAACGCCATTACTTAGGGCGAAATGTATAAAAACGCCCCATTACGGAGCGTTTATTATTGTGTTGATAGTTTATATTACATAGTGCCTAAACCGTCCATAGGCGGTAAAATTGGCGGTGCATTTTGAATGTTTTGTTGTTTACCTTTCAAGGCTAACCGTTCCGCCATGATTTGCTGCGGTGATATATTAACGCCTAGCGTTTGCAAGTACATACTCAACGCTTCCGCCGGCATATCATCAAGTGAACCACTTACACGCAATTCTGGTAAAGCTGGTCTTTCTGCCGCTTCTTGCATGCGTTTCTTAACCGTTTCTTTTTCCGGGAAGTCCATAAAATCAAGAATGATATCCATAGGAATATCAACGCCAGATTTCTTAGCTTCCAATAATTGGTAAAGGTTAGCACGTCTTGCCGTTGCGCTTGCTTGGCTTGTACTGATTACAATATCAAAGTCAAAGGCGCTTAGATCATATAGCACTTGTTTAATCGGATTACCTTCCGCATCTGTTTGCGGTTGCCCTAGTGCATCGGTTAACACTTGTTCTTGCATAGGTTGATTTAAACCCGGTGCAATCTGTACAAATTCCTTTTGACCGTCGTCGCCCATAATGCGCATTGCTTTGGCTTCGTTATAAAACTGCGGAATTAAACCCGGTGCGTTTTTCTCGCCCCATAATAGTTTAACAATTTGTCGTTCTGCTTCTTTTGATTGCTCAAAGATACCAGCCGTTTGAACTGTTGTTACAGATTGGCGCAAGTCGATTGCCTTGCCACTCATGCTACCAACGCTACCGCTTAGGCTTTCCGGAGTGATACCGCTGATAGAATAGAAATCATTGCTTGATTGTTGCTCAAGGCTCATATTAATATTGCTATCCATTGCCGGAGTGCCGTCCATGAACGATACACCCGGAGGAAGATAGATATTCGCGCCCGGTTTAGTACTATTATTTTTAATATCGCGCTTAACTTGTTCGGTTAATTGACCTTGCCAGAATTTAACGCCTAACGATTGTTGATTAACAACGTGCATGCGTTGGCTTCGGTTCTTGTTTAACTCACGTTGCGCGTCTTTAATATCACGCACTACGCCAGCCGGTTCTAGTTCATCGTCTACCAATTCGCCGGTGTAATAACAATATTCACGCACTAACGGGAATTTACCGTGCTTATACGGACTTTCGCCTTCTTCAAGTAGTACATCATCGGCGAATGTCGCATATCTGATTTTAGTATCTGGAATACTTGTAGGTTTCTTGCCTGTAGCCATTAACACAACAAATAGCGGGTTAGCTTCATCAATTAACCCCTCTTTTGTCATGAACACATTTCTTTTACCGTATTCCTTATACCAGTATTGAACCACGCGAATTTTATTGTAATTATTGTTGTACCATAATGCCTCACCGTCTACCGTTTCAACTATGCCGGCTTCTTGTTCGGTATCATCGTACTTATGTTTAAGTGCATCAATTTCATTAACCTTATCGGGGTACACTTGCTTTAGCTTCGCCGTGCTTTCCCAACTATAACGGCCAACATATTGCGCATCGCTTAAATCATCTTTCTTGCATTCCGGATCTATGAAAGCATCGAACGGAGAAACACGTTCAATTTGAATAGTGCCGTCTAACTTTGTATAGTCAAATTCATAACTTACCCAGTAATTGGCTAAACCGCAAATAATCTTATCGCGGAAACATTTGCCCTTATTGCGTTGATAATTCGCACGGTCTAAACAGTATTTTGTGATACCTTTAGCAACACGGCTAATTCTATCATCTTCTTCAGAGCGCGGTAAAAAGTCCGGCTCCGTTTCGTTTTGTGATGCATAACCGCATAAGAGATTAATAACCGGTCTAATCCTATTAATTGTAATTGCTGGCCGTCCAGCTTCGCGCATTTTCTTTAAATCGCCGTCTTGCCATTGCTTCCCTTGCATAAAGGCAAAATCTTCGGCAGCAGCCTTGCGCCATTCTGACGTGGCAGCTAATGCACTTTTTACATTTTGTTTTGCTTCGTATATATCAAAGGTTGTTTGTTCTATGTTCATTACTCCACCATTTCAGAACCATAAATCATATCGTACATCTGTTCTAACTGCCATTGCGGCATAGCTTTGGCAAATTCTGCTAGTTGTGCATCTGTATATTTTGCCGGAATAATAACGCCCTTTTCTTCGCGTTCTCCATATTCCGATTTAAGAACCTTAAAGGCGTAATCACGCAACGCCCTTTCACTCATACGCCCCATGCGCTCACATCTCCTTCGCTATCATCAACATATTTATAACCGTCATTAAATGGTTTTTCTGGTTTAACTGATTTAACCGGTCTTGCCATACACATATAACGCACCGCATCATACGCATGATCTTCTTGCTTTGTATCTACATCTTCGACCTTAATTTTGTCGTATGTTAAAGCTGGTAATGTGCGTATTAAATGTACGCAATTACTAAATATCTTTAGCTTACCTTCTTTTAATCGTTGATGTACTTGCATAAGTCCGGCCAATCTATCATTATCCGCCCTCGTCCAATACACGCCTTCCGTTGCAAATATTTCCGCAATCGTTGGCCCGTCGTGGCCTGTTCGTTGCCATATCGCGGGGTCTGCTACACCTTGATAGTCTTTCAAGTGTTCTATCTTTTGTGCAACTTCCCGCGCGGTTTCTTGCGTTCCTGTATCTGGCATACCCGGCTTACACCCGTAATATTCACCAGTTATATATAAAACGTCGTCATAATCAACCGCATAAGAATATACTGCATACGGTTTCGTATAACCCCAGTCCATTGAACGATACCGTTGCCAATGATGCGGTATTTCAAACGGTTCTATTACATGCTTATCGGTGCGGAATTCTGTAAATACTTGACCTTCAAATATATTCCAGTCGCCGTCTAGGTACGCTTTCCGTAGTTTTTCCGGCAATGTATTCAATGCATCTATATAACTTTGTGATAGATGCGGGTTATCGCTTGCCCTTGCTTGGATATACGCTATCTTATCGGCGAACGGTTGCATTTCCTTTGTAAAGTTTCTATCAATGAATAAATCCTTAACCCACATATGGCCCTTGCCGCCCGGGTTAGTTGCAGCGATTAACTTAGTATCGCTTATACCAGTCCAACGTAAACGCATGCGCAAGAAATCGAACACATCGCGACTATTCAAGGTTAATTCATCTATCGCTATTGCTGCGAATTCGCTAGAAAGATATTTACTAGGTTTATCAAGATTACGGAAACATATCACGCCGCCGCCTAATTCATCGTTTAATGTGAATTCATGGTTACTTTCTTTGTAGGTTCCTAACCATTCCGGAAACTCCATTTTGATTTTGGATATTTGACGATCATCAAGACTTGGATAATCCTCACAGAATAATCCAACGCGTATGCCTTTAATTCCTGTTTTGATGAACCAGTCAATTAAAAGCCATATCAAACCCCAGCGGAGTATATACGATTTACCACCACCAGCAGCGCCGCCATATAGTGTATATATGTTTTGCTTAACCGCCCGCAAGAATTCTTTTTGCTTAACAGTTGGCCGTATCACATCGCGAAACAGATTTGTTTTACTCATCTGGCTCACTCAATTCATTATTATCAATAACCAACTTAACGGCGCTTTCGGTTGTGATTTCCTGTTGTATCTTATCGCGCCATTCTTTAGAACGTCGATTTTTAAGCCAGAAAATCATAGCCGTTGTATTACCTTCAAGTGCTGCTTTGTAAAGTGCATTTTCAACTTGTATATCTGCTTCATCTTTCCCTATTTTTAAGGCGTTTGATATTTTCGGTGATTTCTTGCGCCATTCCCATAAGGTAGAAACAACAATATCCATATTGCTTGCAATCTGTTCATTTGTTAAACCATTACGCGCCCAACCTTGAAGCAGTAAAATCTTTTCATCTGCTTCCCAGTCCTTATATGTAGTCTTAGCCATTGTTTCACCTCCTATCGTAGTATGTTGTTATCTTTGCTTTTCATTCTGCCATGTGATCGCGTACATATTCCGGCTACTTGCTTAGATGCGTGCTGGCTAGTGCAATATGTTTGACATAATCCATCATAGTATATTTCATTGGCCGTACATTTACCGCCTTTATTGTTTAGGCATTTCGATTTTGTACATATTATATTCACTAGCTTTTCACCACCTTTTCTTTAATTATTCAAAACCGAACACGCCACAATAGATATGACATGGAAACAATCGGGTTATTTTGGTCTAAAACCTTTACATAAAAAAGTAGCATGTTCAGTTTTCAATAATCAAATGTTCCTTTTATGCAAAAAATGAGATATATCGCCGTGGATATACCTCATATTCTGATAATTTTATTCATTTTGTTTGTATGTTCTATACAATACCGGCAATCTATGAAATCGTACAAGTAGTTTTGATATTAGGAAGTACATATTTAACAAGGATTGTATGGCATGTGTTCGTGTTGAAAGGAATTTTCTGCCGGTACTTTATACAACACGCAAGGGGAACGGCCCAAAGTTCCCCATGTGTTGTATGCATCTAATAGGAGAATTAACGTCAATGGCTTTTAAGCATCATATGACAATATAATTATACTATATATGGCGTTTCCGCCGGTTTCCGATATAGTCCGATTTAGTCCGACTTATACCGATTTAGCAGTATACATGCATGCGTAATATGTATGGTGTAAATAATAACCTACTTGTACAAGGCCAGCCGTTTTTAGTTCTGCTGCTTGCGACTTTTCTAGGTCTGTAAAATACCGCGCATGCTTGGCGCTTTTGCCGTCGATGTATTCACGTAACAATAAAATATTGGTTTTCCCTTTGGTGCATGTGTTGATGATATCCGCCGCGGTTTCCCGCTCATCAATCAATGCGCCTATTTCTTTGTGTACTGCATCGCGCTTGCTTTCAAGTCTAACAATTTGTTGTTCTAGTCCGCCCGGTGTTCCGCCACCTGTTAGGCGTTCTTTGGAATAGTCCACGGCGCCTATGGTTGTAATATCAGATTGCAAATGCTTTAGATCCTCTTTCAATGAGTTAATCTTCATTGTGATTAATTTAATCGGTTCTAAGTATTCTTTTGCTAATTCCCTGTAGTCTTTATCCGTCATATTTCCCCCGTATGGTTCATTATCGCATGTTCTTAACTGTTTCCCCTAACATGTTCAAGTAGTCTTGTAAATTGCCTTTGATAGCATCATTCACTATTTGGATATTGTCAGTTGTTACATAGCTGGCAATTAGCATTTTATACATTGCATCTTTGGTAGGTACAAAAACACAAATAACAAACGATACTAACCATACAAAACCGCAAATACAAATATATTTCTTAATTTTTTTATCTTCGTCATACTTGAAACTTTCCCTGTAAAACATTACAAGAAAAACCATTATAATTGATGCCAGTATAAAAACGCCTTGATTAAACACGTCTAAATTATGCAGTACCTCAATCAAATACAAATACATCGGGTTAATAATAGGCATACACATTTCCCCTTTCGCCTACTAATATTATATCAAAGGGGCGTTTATTTCGCCCCTTATCCACTACATCGCAAATAACGATACTAACTTAAAAAGCGCCACTATTAACGAAAATACCAATGCAGCATCAAACAGAAATTTAATCATGATTTACTTCCCCGTGCTTCCAATGCCACCAGTACCGCGCGCCGTTTCGGTTAATTGTGCAACCTCCAACAACTTCAATGCGCCAACTGGTACAAGAATACCCTGTACTAATCTATCGCCCTTTTGAATTAAATATGCATCATCGCTGGTATTGTGCAAGATTGCTTTTATTTCGCCTCTATAATCTGCATCAATCACCCCGAACGAATTCGGAATAATTAAAGGCGTTTTGCTTAGGCTAGATCGTGGCGCCAACATTAACATATACCCCTTTGGAATTTCCACCGCTAAACCCAACGTTACATATTGCGTTTGATGCGGTTCTATTACTACGCCTTCTGGTTGATAAAAGTCCATGCCGGCAGCATCTTCGCTGCCAACTTTCGGCATCAACACACCGGGCAAGCATCGCTTAACTTTAATGATATCCGCATTGTATCTTTTATCACCAAATAGGAACCGTTTAATTTTGTTGATTACACCCATTTTAAATACCCCGCATTTCTTAATACCACTTTTACGCCGTAGGTTGTTACACATAGCCGGCGGCTAATTGCTTTCACACTTAAACCGGCTTTTCTTAATGCAATGATTTTTTCTTTGTTCGCTTCCCGCCATTCTTCTTGGTTTCCGCTAGTCTTTAAGCCTATCTGTTGTAGTGCATCGTCAATTTCAATTTCCGTAAAGATCACTACACCCAACGCCAGCCAGTTTTGACAATTAAACGGAACCCCGGAACCGCTTGCGTTACTCATTACTGTATTCATTGACGTATTCCCCTATTTCAATAATTGTTCTAATACGGCGTTTCGCCTATCCATAATACGAATTTCTGCCCGCGGGTTTTCCTTGTCAATACCAGCTATGCAGCTTTCACCATAGGAACATATCCATTTATCATCGTCGATTACTTTAGCCTTTGTTAATATATCGCTAGTCGCTTGCAGTAATCCGATTAAGTCCGGCCAACTTCTTTTATTTGGAAGATAGTATTTACATTCAACAACCACAATGCCGGATATATGCAATTTCTTCCCAGCCAGTTGCCATAAACAAGCATCTTCATAATTTCTATACGCTTCTGACGGAATATAACCCCGCTTATTACCGTTTTTAACTATTTGTCCGTGGTTCTTTTTAGTAATCGGGCGACCTTTAAATACTATGTCAATTACCGGCATTTTCTGCTAACCTCACATCGCATTCTTCTGCACCTGAAACTAATCCCAATAAACCATTACTCCAGCTTGTTGATCCGTTGTTAAAATACCAAACTCGCCCTTTGCTATATTCGGCAAAATACCGCTTATATTCGCCGTACGGCGTTTTCACGATGATAGGTGTATCAACTGGAACCCTTTCCCATTCCACAATACCCAGTAATGATGCTATAGAATATTTATCAGTTTTAGGACTTAACCCTAGTACACGGCATGGAATACGCGGGGTATGATCACGTACTTTAAAATTTCCGCCGTTTTCGATAAATGTAGGATTTACGAAATAGGCATACACTCCGAATATTTTAATATCGCGGTAACCTTCACCGTACATTTCTTGCAATAACCATTTTGCCCCTTGTTCATTCGTCATTTTCTAATCCCTTCCAGCATTAATCTTTTTGCTTCTGTTTTAATAAGATATACATTCTTTTCTAAGTCATTACCGCGCCCGTAAAAAGTTTCTAGCGATACGGCAAACCGGCAAGAACGCTTGTTTTTATCTTTGCGCCTGTATGTTAAATCATAATGCCCTTCTGCAAATATGGTATTTTCTGCTAATTCCGGTTTTATAATTTCATCGCCAATAACTACTGTTAATGCACTTTCTAGTAAATCGTTATTCATCTGCTACCACCCCCATAATATGACGGCCTATTTCTTCTACAACGTTTACAGTAACGGCATTACCAGCTTGTTTATATAATTGGCTATTACTATTTACTGCCGCTGCTTTCTCATATTGCGTATCAGAAAACCCTTGTAATCGCCAACACTCTTTAGGCGTTAATTTTCTGATACGTATATTTTGATTTTCTGGGTTTACAATTTTATATAAACCTGTTTTTGCACCCATTCCGCCGCCTAGCGATGATAATGTGCAACTTATATTGTTTGGATCGTAAACCCTCATGCCTTGCGAACCGCCTATAATCTGGTTAAGAATTGCTGCGTTTGTTTTTCTGATAGGTAAAAGTCCGCTGGTACATCTGTTTCCATAATACCCAACAATGTAGATGCGCTCTCTATTTTGTGGCACTCCATAATCTTTGGAGTTGTACACTTTCCACTCGATACTGTACCCTCTTTCGGCCATTTCACCAATAACGGTGAGGAACCCGCCCCCCCCCGTCGATAGATAGCAAATTCTTAACGTTTTCACACATAAGCCATTTGGGTTTATTTTCTTCGCACTCATCAAGCAACCTCATAATTTCATAAAATAGTCCGCTTCTTGTACCTTCTTTAATGCCTTTTTGTTTACCGGCGATGCTCACATCTTGGCAAGGAAAACCAAACGTCCATAAATCAGCCTTTGGCAAGTCCTTCCCTTTAACCTTTGTTACATCATCACCGAACCACAAATTATCGGTATCGTACATTGCCCGGTATGATGCTTGCGCGAACTTATCAAATTCGCACCAGCCTATACACTTCATGCCAGCTTTTTCTAGTCCGGTATGAAAACCACCAATACCGCTAAAAAAATCTATAAATTTCATTTACCTTTTTAACCTTTCAAGATTTACACCAGCAGCCAACAAGCGGTTTCTAACAAATGTATACGATACGCCGTATACGCCCGCAATTTGTCGCACGCTCAAACCTTTTTCACGCAAGGTAACAAGCGCACTTGCTTCAATTTCAGGATATACCGGTTTTCGTTTTATTTCTTTCCTTAACCCTAGCGCTGCCAATGCTGCATCTGCGGTTTTTCTGCTATATATGCAAGCACCTAGCGCAAACCAGTTTTCTATATACGTCATTTTGCCTCCCTAATAGTTACCTATACGCCGCTTGATGCGGTTGTTATTTGTCTTGATATACCCGTACACATCGCCCCGGATATCACGGGTTTCTATTTCTTTTTTTCTGCTGCTACTGTATTTGGTATAGGCTGCGCATGTACTATGGCAGCCTATCACCCTATACTCACAACCCTTACATGGTGATTTCATTTTTATTCACCTTTAAAAAACACTAACCAAATTGTTTTACCGCGCCGTTGCCCTAAAATTGGTTCAACCGGCAATAACGGCCGCACCTTTGGCAAGGTTATTTGTTCTTCATTCCACTTAAAAATTAACGTTCCGTTTTGTTTGAGTACCCGCCAACATTCCGCAAGGCCCTGTTTTATATCCTCTTTCCATTCCGGCCCTAACGTTCCGTATTTCAGTTTTAAAAATGATGTATTGCCAGCACTCACCAGATGCGGCGGATCAAATACAACTAAATAAAACGTTTCATCTTTAAAAGGCATTTCTCTAAAATCTGCAACTATATCCGGTTTTACGATTAACTTCCTACCGTCGCATAGTGTTGTATTTTCCGTTCGGTTATCCATGTAAACCGTTTCTTTATGTTCTCTATCAAACCAGAACATTTTAGAACCACAACACGCATCTAGTATTTTCACATTAGCCACCTAGAATGGAACGTTTTCATCGTTCTTATTATCTGCAAAATTATCGAAATTGCTGCCAGCTTCCGCATCATTTAAAGCGGATAATCCAACGAAACCGGCGATTACTTCCGTAACATATTTCTTTTGCCCGTCTTGCGTTTCATAACTTCTTGTTTGAATTCGGCCTTCTACAAATAGGCGGTTTCCTTTTCGGTAGTTGCCTACCGCTTCGCCCAGCTTTCCCCATGCAACGCAATTCACGAACGCCGTTTGTTCCTTCGTTTCATTTGTTGCGCTATCAATATAAGTATTGCTGGCTGCTACTGTGAACGTTGCAACCGCGCGGCCGGATTGTGTATAACGTACTTCTGGATTACGTGCGAGATTTCCCAATAATTGAACACTATTCATAATATAATTCCCTTTCTATTTTCTAATTCTACTGGGCAAATCCGCTCAATTTACCCATTTTACTATTTCTCCCTTATGAATTATCATTGACTGTTTAAAACTTCCATACAACGCATTTAAACGATTTTTTTGAGGTGTAAACAATTCATCAAACGTTAAATTTGTTTGAATTTATTATTCACTTCAACACCCCCAGAATTAACTCCTTCCCTTCGTCAGAAATATTCGCTTTTTCAACGGCTCTTTTAAGGTCTATAGGCTCGTACTTTTTAACCTCAATCAAATGGCCGTTATCCAGCATCTTAACTTCTGTTTGTTTCGGCATATTAAGTTCTGCGCGCTTCCGTGCTTCCATTAATAAGCCGTTATGTTTAATACCTTCCGCAATTTCCATATTCTTTTGTTCGCGTGCTACCAGTTGTTCGTATGCTTTACAGAATTGGCTCATCGCGGCGCTTTCGTTGTAGCTTTGGCAATTTCTTGGGTCAAAGAAATGCCATACAGTTTTAGCTGCTAACTTTGTTATACCTTCCAACTCATTAAGGCCATTTTCATACCCTACTTGGCTGGCTTTCTTTCGTACGATTCCCCATGCATCTTGCGCTATCAACCGTTCTTCTTTTCCGTTTACATATCCGGAAATTTCTTCCGCTTTCTTGCGAATAGTGGCAACGGCTGGAACGAATTCACACGTATTAATGCATTGCTTGATTGCTTCGGCCAGCGTTACAGGGTTAATATCCTGTAACATGTAGGCGTACATTTCTGTTTTCTTTACATCAATATTCGGATATATCAATAACTGGCCCGTAGCTGCATATATCTTCGCGTTCGGTTTCATCTGTTCCCCTTTCTACCGCATCAATTAGCGCGTGTAATTCTGCAACCTTTCTTTCTGTATCCGTCATTGCAGCCGTTTCATTGCTGTTTAAGTATGTATCAAAATGGCTTGGTGCGAATAGCGTTTTAGGCGTGAGATACTTTTCTAGTTTTGTACCTTGCCATTCACGGCATTTCTTATCAATCACGGTTTTAAAATCGTCAACAGTATAACCTTCTTTTAATCGTGATCTAATTGCCTGTACATATGGTTTAGTTGTAGGCTTGAATTTTGAACCGGTTTTTAAATTAAGATATTCGATAATTTCAAAGTGAGATTTATCCACATCGTCATGTGAAACATGACATATTGTTTCTATTCTATTCTCTTCTTCTCTTATCTTATCTATTCTTATCTGTGTATCCATTTTGTATCCATTTTGTATACATTTTGTATCCATGCAGGTATTATCTGTGTTCATAGGCGGTTCAACCACTTCATACACCTTGTTTTTTAACTCTACCTGTTTTGCTTCTGGTAGTTCTGATTTTGAATATCTATCAGATTGAACATAATTATGTATGCGCCAATGGCGAATTACGATAACACCAGTTTCAAAACCAATCACAAAACCTTTAGCAACAAGCAATTTCAAATCATCATCTTTACACCCAGTAATGCGCATAATGCTTTTCGGTGATTGAATAAAGCCGTCATCATCTGCCCTTAGTAACAAGTGGAAATAAAGGCATTGTGTACTTTGTGGCATATCTAAAAAGTTATCTGTATCAATAATTTTTTTAGACATCATTCTTCGTTCTGCCATTTAATACCCTTATTCCTTTCTTTTAATATTTCTCTAATCTGTTTTGCATCGCTGCCATGTGCTTTTGTATGGCAATCTCTACACAAACAAGCTAAGTTACTAAGATTAGAAAGTCCGCCATGCGACCTAAATTCAATATGATGTACTTCGGTTGCCATTGCACCACATAGCACACATAAACCCTCATCGCGTTCATACGCCCATTTTCTAGTACGGGCATATAGAACGTTATCAAGTTTCTTTCTTCTATTCATTTCCCCATTCCTGTATTAACGAATTAATGTAATCGTTGTTTTCAATCGGTATATTTAGCTGGTTGCACTCATCTATAAGTGCATCAATCAAACGCCGCATTTCATCTACCGTGTAAACGCTGCTTCCATGATAGGCGC